GGATACTATCGGGTCTGTGGCAAAATTCTTTAACATTCCTGAATCACGGATAAAGCGGGCTGGTACATTCAGGGTTGGTAAGCAAATTGTCTTTAGGACGAACGTATTCAGTCACAAGCGTGGATGGGCAACTGGACCACTTCTGGCTGATGCGAAGGGAAAGGTCATCAAAGATCCTCGAAAAGCTTCCCGAAACTATCCAGGTCTAAACTATGAAAGGTATTGTAGCTCATTCTGTGTCAAAAATAGAGGAATCAAAGTCGGCAAGACTCACCCCAAAGTCGGTAAGAATGCTGTCTAAATCTAACATATCATGAACGTCAAAGTTTAAATCAAATAGATCCATCACACTGAAAATAGATTCATCATTCAATGACACAGAGTTTGAAGCTGCTGTGTAATTGTTCTGAATCGAAACGACAATCTTAAACTGGGAAGCATCGAATACCTTTCTACACGTGGGGCACGTGTTCTTACCTCTTTTTGTCCATTCCTGTAGACAGTGGGAATGAAACACATGTCCGCAACGAATCGGCGGATTACTCCTCGTCGCCTTGACTTCATTGAGACATATGGAACATGTCGACATTCTATAGGAAGGTTCTAAAGTTTTTTTCGTGATTTCTCTCAGTAAATACCCGAAACTTTGAGAAGGGGTTTGTCACAGGTTATGCAGTTTCCCTTACCCTGCTCCTCCTGTACCTTGGACATGAGTTCCGGACCCTGCTTTTGGAGAAGCTGGCGGTACGAGTAGTTGTCCTCGAAAGAGATACCGTTTTGTTTCATCACATAATTATTAAAAAGTTGCGCAGATGTATTCACGGTGAAGCATCGACCATCGGCCATACCAAGTCGCTGAGACATATTGTTACTATCTAATTAGAAATTAATTTGTCTATTGGTAATTGTTTTCATCCAAGATTCAAATCCCTTCTCTCTGAGTTTCTCGACGAATGGATCACACCTGTATCCCAAATAAATGTCAAAGACATCGGTTTCCTCTGTGCGTGAGACCCGAATCTCGGGATTCTCGTTGATGTGCTGGTTGATGATGTTGTAGGCGAAAGCAATCTCCTTCAGGGTCTCTGCACCGGTGATGATGATCTTTCCAGTACTGAAGATACTGCATGTGATCTCTTTCATCTCATGGGCTGGTTTGAATTTGATCTTAACCGCCGAATACCTATCTGGTTCAAATGATACTTTGAAGATATCATTGTATCGCTCGAACCAATCCGCAACCTTTAACAGGTTAATGTTGTAGTTGAGACTGAAGTTGGAGTTGATCATGACCACCCGAAAAGAATTCTCCGAGACTTCGATTTCCAAATCCAAAAAGACTTTGAAAATATGAACGATCTGGGTGATGATGCGTTTGCAGTCGAAGAGGTCACAGCACCCGGCTACCTGGATGCTCCCATTTGGGAACACCTTGACAGACTTGGTACTGTAGGTATCATGGTAGGTGAGAGTCACCTGGTTGTAGAAGGTTGTGGGTTTGAGCTTCCATTCGAAACCGTCGATTGTGGTTCCCTTGCGTCGCATCTTGTACGACCCAACTTCTTCAAACTTGCTGCGAAGACGCTTTATGTCAATTTCCTTCTCAAATCTTGAGACCATCGTGATTGTCGTAATCTTCACCCAAGAGGGTCTGGTCTCGTCGGGTAGAGCCTTTCGCATCTCATCGAGGGTGAGGAGATACGAAAAACTGTTATTGGCGATTGATGAATACATTTTGACTTATTTTTCTGTACTTTGATGGGATCACTTAGGCGTTCGTTTAGGGAATTATGTATTCCACCACGGTTGGAGTGGGTTTATCTTTATTAGCACCCTTCGATGTGGACAAAACTTCGGTACCATTCTCCTTAATCGTCCATCCCGGGACGAACTTGGGTCTGAAATAATCAATGGTGAATTTTGAAACCTTCGAGGGCATGGTGATAGTGAACACCTTGTCTCCAACTTCACCTTGACCCTCTTTCCAAGCAGACCAAGTAAGGTCTTTCATGTGTGGATCGTCTGCTGGTTCGGGGTCATTAATCCCATAATTGTCTCCCTCACATTCATATTTACCCGCTTTACTGTTGCACTTAGCGTGTTTGGGTTCCTGGTTTATTTCAAGCTGTTCACTCGACACCCTGACACCATCAGCCTCAATATCGGTGATGTGGATTGGTCGTTCAGTCTCTTCATTCACGATGAACTCATACACAAAATTTTCACTGTTATCATAGATGAATACTTCCTCTTCCTCTTCCTCTTCCTTTGGAACTACACATGACTTACCATCATCCACGTAACCCCCTTTACATTTAATGAACACACATTTTCCCTTGTCATCAATCTCGTATTCGGCATTTGGGTCTTCACCTTTGCACTCGTCACCCTCTACTGGCCTGGTAAATACCCAAACAGCTCCACCAAGTGCCAAAAAAACACTTGACATTATCAATAGTACGAGAAGGAGCACAACTTCGTCCATATACAGTACTTAGAGAGAAAAATTTAAATAAAGGTAATGACCTCCTTTATCAAGTCTGCGAAATCTATACACGACGTGGAGTCAGATCTCGCTTATGTTGAAATTACATATGAACGATACAAGAAGGGTAAGGGTTACGCAACCTATACCGACTATATTAACACCGAACCCCTGGCGGATTGGGTGTATCTGGAATCTTCCAAGCAATCGATTCCCTATGAAAAGTTTCTAGATACGATGGTCAAGAAGACGTTAGAGGTGAGGCAGCGCATGGCTGAACTTATTTTCGACAATGTCCTCGCGTATGAACAAACCGAAAGAACGTGGGTTCGCATTGCCCACGCTATGAAGATTCTGGATCCAACGTTCCAACCACCCCGTGTAAATATGGAGAGTGCTTGGCAGATGGAATGTGTTAGAATGATGTGTAAGTATTACATACCCCACGCTATTCAAAGTTGTACGAAGAGGTCCCGACTTGAATATTTCTTCAACGTCTTACGTATAATAGAACTAGAGTGAGGATGAGAATGACCAAAAAAATCCAAAAATAGGGAATACGCCTGTTTGAAACGCCGACAACAACTGATTGTTGCTCGCTTTTCGTGTTCGTGAAACCACAATCGATATTGCGGTGAGGGCGTACCTTCTTTCTCATGACACGTGGCTCCGTCTGATCTTCACAAAGACCAGTACTGCAGAAGACACTCTTCTCTACAACCCCCAAATCGCTGACTTTCTTGACTTCGATAAAATCTGCAAAATTACCCGTCTGTCGCACACCCCCTGGAAGGGAGAAATCGTGTGTGACAAATGGATTTACGTCATTGATGGCGTCGTCATCGCTGAGCATAAACTTACTCATCACTGTTATTACTACTTCAGATTATATTTTTTAGTCTGCACTTTAGACCGATGTTCTTCCCACATCTTATCTAGGTCTATATTCAACATGTGTGCCAGTTGGAAGAGGTAACTGAATACATCTCCCATCTCCATCATGACATCAGTGCCCCGGTCCTTCTTGAGGTTCATCTTCTTGTATGTATTTTTGTGCTGACGAATGGCTGAAGCGAGCTCACCAAATTCTTCCGTCAAGAGGAGCCACACTGTATCTATACCCGCTCGATCCCACCCCTTTGATTTACATACTTTCTCAGTTTCAGTTTTGTAATAGTTTAGATTCATAACTTACTACTTACTGGGTTGTAATCTTTAATTGATTCCAATTTTATCATTAAAATCCATTTTTTTGCCAACCGTGCTCGTATTCATGGGTTGGTCCAGGGGAACACTTATGGTGTCAATGTCACGATTATAAGCGATGAATTGGGAAACACCGGTTTGAATTTGGGACATGGCGGTGGTGATCACACGGATATTAATCTTCTTGACCTGCTCCTTGACATCCTCGTAGTGATCACCAGAGTTGTTGATGAAGACGGCGCGCATGATACCGTACAAGTCGTCGGGATTCTGGTAGTCGATGGCGATACCAGTCTTATTCTTGAACGCCTGCCGGATGCCACGCTGAATCAGATTTTTGTTGAAATCGGAAAAGAATAGGGTGTTCAGTGGAGTCTCACACTGCTGAAGGGAATCGAGGTGGAGGTTATCACACATATAGTGTACTCGCCGAAAAAAATTATATGTAGATAGTAAATGGTGAACTTCGCTGACTTTGATGAAATCTACGCCAACAAGCCACCAACTTCCGAACAAATTCCATGCAGCCCCCCAGCCTGCTTCGTTGGATCCTACCCCCCTGTGAGCAAGGCGGGTGAGGAGGGTCCCTTCTTTGTGAATACCTACCTGCTCCAATCCGACCGTAAATTTGAAACGTTCGGGACCGTTGCGGTGAGGAGTAAAGACCTCGAGTGCAAGAAATAAGTTAAAAATAAAAGTAGAATGAAATATATATGAGGGTCATTAAACGCTCAGGTCGTATTGAGGAAATGAAATTTGATAACGTCACCAATAGGATCAAGAACTTAACGTATGGACTCTCGGAAAATTGTGATTCCTCCAAGGTTGCACAGCAGGTATTCTCTTCGATGTATGATAACATCACCGCGCAGGAAATTGACATACTTTCCGCTGAAATTTGTGTTGGTATGATCACCGCCGACCCTGACTATGAAATTCTAGCCACCCGTATCATCGCCAGTAACATTCACAAGGTGTGCCCCAATAATGTTCATCTCGCCATGAAGAAACTCCATAAAGTGGGTGTCGTTACCGATGAGGTTGTGGAGGTTGCCCAACAGCTCAAGGGGGCAATTGACACCGACCGCGATTTCGACTTTGGATACTTCGGTCTGAAGACCCTCGAGAAGAGTTACCTCCAACGCGTCGATGGGAAGTTGATCGAGACACCACAGTATATGTTCATGAGGGTTTCCATCGGTATTCATGGGAGGGACATCCCATCTGTTCTCGACACCTACGACAAGATGTCCCGAGGACTCTTCATTCACGCCACCCCCACACTCTTCAACGCTGGGACGCCCCGACCACAAATGTCGAGTTGCTTCCTCATCGCAAATAAGGGAGATAGCATCGATGGAATTTACGGGACCCTCACAGAATGTGCCCAAATCTCCAAATGGGCTGGGGGTATCGGGATGCATATCCACGATATTCGGGGGAACAAGTCGAAGATTCGTGGCACCAACGGACAATCGGATGGTATCATCCCCATGCTCAGGGTTTTCAACGCAACCGCGCGCTACGTGAATCAAGCCGGTCGTCGGAAGGGGTCGATCGCAGTCTATATTGAACCGTGGCACGCCGACATCATGGAATTCCTCGAACTCCGTCTCAACCAAGGTGACGAGGAGGCGAGGTGCCGCGACCTCTTCTCAGCCCTCTGGATCCCCGACCTCTTCATGAAGAGGGTCGAGGAGGGGGGAAACTGGTCCCTCTTCTGCCCAGACACGGCTAAGGGTCTCTCTGACTGCTACGGTCAGGAGTTTGAAGAGTTGTACCTAAAGTATGAGGAGGAGGGTCTCGCCAATACGACCCTCCCCGCAGCCGATGTATGGAAGGCTATTCTCAAGTCCCAAACGGAGACTGGCACCCCCTATATGCTCTACAAGGATGCGTGCAACTCTAAGTCGAACCAGAAGAATTTGGGTGTCATCAAGAGCTCCAATCTATGTACTGAAATTATAGAGCACACAGACAAAGATGAAACGGCTGTGTGTAACCTGGCCTCCATCGCCCTCCCCAAGTATGTCAATAAGGAAACAAAGACCTTCGACTACGATAAACTCCATGAGGTCACGAAGACTGTCACAAAGAACCTGAATCGGGTCATCGACCGTAATTTCTACCCCGTGGAGACTGCAAGGCGTTCCAACATGAGACATCGTCCCATCGGTTTGGGTGTCCAGGGTCTCGCGGATGTTTTCATCCTCTGTGGTCTCCCCTTCGATTGCGAAGAATCTCGTCTCATGAATGCACACATCTTTGAGACTATGTACCATGCCGCTCTCGAGGCATCCTCGGAGCTGGCGGAGGTTGATGGATCCTACGAGAGCTTCGAGGGATCCCCCACGTCCCAAGGTCTTCTCCAACCAGACATGTGGAAGGGCGACACCAAGTTCAGTGGGCGCTACGACTGGGATGCTATGAGGGAGCGTGTGAAGACTAAGGGACTGAGGAACAGTCTTCTCATGGCACCGATGCCCACCGCCTCCACGGCTCAAATATTGGGCAACAATGAATGCTTTGAGCCCTACACGACCAACATCTATCTGCGGCGTACCCTAGCTGGGGAGTTCGTGGTGGTCAATAAACACCTCGTTGATGATCTCAAGAGGGTTGGTCTCTGGTCCAAGGAGATGAAGGACCTCATGGTCAAGGCGGGTGGATCCGTTCAAAACATCGTCGATATCCCTGAGGACATCAAGAAACTCTACAAGACTGTATGGGAAATCAGTCAAAAGTGTATCATCGATATGGCGGCTGACCGTGGTCGTTTCATCGACCAATCACAATCCATGAACCTCTTCATGGAGAGTCCAACGATGTCTAAACTTTCCTCGATGCACATGTACGCATGGAAGGCTGGTCTAAAGACGGGGATGTATTATCTCCGATCCAAGGCGAAGGCTCGACCAATCCAATTTAGTCTAGAGCCGGATTGTGTGGCGTGTTCAGCTTAAAGTTTTGAAACGTGTGAGATGTAGAAAGACATGGACAAGGCTATCGAAAATCTTCAAATCAATGAATATAATAATCGGAAAATTGTCATCTCTACCAAACAGGGAACCCCCCTTCGGGTGCAACTTCCCCGTATGTATATGCCCTTCGGTGTTTCGGGTTTCACCCCCGAGGTTGGAGCCATCAAGTACAACATTGACTTTGCCGTGAAGGGATACGACGAGGAAGGGAGCTACATAAAAAACTTTTACGACTCGTTGAAAGAACTCGAGGATAAAATCATCGGCGCTGTGGTGGAACAAAGTGAGGTCATCTTTGGAAAACCCATGTCCAAGGAGGAGCTGTCCCCCATGTTTAATTCAAACATCAAGGAATCCGCGGGTCGCGAACCAAAGTTTCGCATCAAAGTCGATACGAACGTGGAAGATCAGATCAAGGCGTCTGTTTTTGACGCAGACAAAAATCCAAAAAAAGATGAAGTAACTAACGGACTCTATGCAAGAAATTCGGGACATGCCATCGTTGAACTCAACAGTGTGTATTTCTTGAACAAAATGTTCGGTTGTACTTGGAAACTTCATCAGCTCGTTGTATATGAGCCACAAAATCTCAAGGGATTTCAATTTATTATTTAGAATTATTCAACAGTAAAATACTATAAATAGCCTGAGCCTCCTTAAGAAGCTTACCCTGTATCCTGGTAAATTTCTTTAGGTCCATGCCTAACTTAATCTTTGCTACTTTGACGGATTCTTCCCACTTGGAGAGGGTCATTCTTACTTTTTAGACATATTTTTTTCAGCCTTCTTCATCATTTTCTCGTACGCCTTGGTGTCATTCGAAGGCATCACGCAGAAGCAACCCTTCTTGTCACTCTTTTTCTTCGCCTCATCGACAAACACCTGGAACTTGGGGTTCTTCTTGAGGGACTTCTTCGCCGCCTTGCTCGCCGCCTTGGAAATGATGCGACCATCCTTCATCGTGAGATCCTTCTTCGTGAGACCACCAGAGGTGCTATCAGCGGTGCCATGGAAAACTTCAGCTCGGGAACCAATCATCTTTTATATTACGCTTTGAAAATTTTCTTGATGTCCAAGATTGAAATCTTACTGTTAATCTTTTTTACTGGTATTTGTGTCTTTACACGATCATCGTTGAGAACCTCCGAACACACGATAGACTTATGCCCCTGTAAAGCCATCATTTCTTCTTCAACACTCAAAAAAGTGTCTGTTTCTTTATAGATAAGCTTTTTCACGTAGACTGGCTTAGTCTGACCCGTGCGATGACTTCTACCAATCGCTTGGAGTTCTGTCGCAGGGTTCCAAGATGGACCAGTGATGTAGACCCTGGTTGCTTCTTGAATATTGAGACCTTGTCCACCGCATTTGATCTGGATGATGAAGACCGACCCCGGTGGTGCCTGCTTGAACTTGGTCAACTGGGTGGTTCGGTCCTCTTTGGAGACGGACCCATCTATCCTGAATGTAGGGCATTCCAATTGACTTTGGATATAGTTCATCTCCCCCACAAACTGGCAGAATATCAAAGTCTTCTCTTGGGGGTGCCCACTAATCATCTCGAAGAGGGTCTCCATCTTGTGGGAACGCCCAACCCACTTCTCTGGTTGAGTGTTATTTTTCTTTGCAACTCCGTTCAAGTACATCTGGGGCCAGATCATACATTGCCGTGCTCGGAGGAGACACTCCAAAATGACCATGTTCTTGTAGTTGAGACTGGTTGCCGCCTTGAAGGTATCTTTGATCGTGTCCTGAGCCTCCTTGAAGACAAACTCGTACATCTGTCTCTCATCTGGGTACATATCCAGTTCAACATTTTCAAAGTAGCAGGGAGGTAGGCGAAGACGCTCATTGATCTTAGCCAGGTCATCCTTCGTGCGACGGAGAATGTAGATGTCCTTGATCTTCTTGGTCATCCCTTGGACGAGGGACTTCTCGATACCGAGGAACCGGCAGAGGGTCACAAAGTCATCCATCGAGTTGAAGACTGGGGTGCCAGTGATAATCCACTTGATATCAGCTTGGAGTCGACAGACACTCTTGGACAACTTCGAAGACTTGTTCCGAATCTCGTGAGCCTCATCCAACACCACCCGATCCCAACGAACCCCATGGAGGGGGGTCCCTGTCTCAGCCTTCCCACCCTTCACACTCAATAAAGAATATGGTGCGATCGTGACATCATGGTCGCCAAGCTTTCGGTCAGGTCCATCGAAAACACCCACAGTTAGGGTCGGTGCAAACTTCGCAATCTCCTCAACCCACTGGGTGATGATAGACTTGGGTACGACGAGGAGCGTACGTTCTTGGGGGTTACCCAACATCGTCGCAATCAACTGGATCGTCTTCCCGAGTCCCATCTCATCGCATAAGAATCCACCCTTGGGTCCCGATTGCTGT